GCGCTGGCTTCTTAGATATGGCAGAGATGACGTTGCACAACAAGATATTGGATGGTGATGTCACAGCAACAATATTCGCATTGAAGACAATCGGCAAGGAGCGTGGTTACACTGAACGCCATGAGCACAGTGGAGCTGATGGCAATTCCTTGAAGATTGAGTTCGTGTATCCTGATGAAATTACAACTACCGATTAAGCCACACATCAACCAGATTGACATCATCAACAGCAGGACGCGCTTCAATGTATGCGTTGCTGGTCGTCGATTTGGTAAGACAGAGGCATTCAAGATACGTGCGATACAGCGTGCCTTGTACAAGCGTGTATGGTGGATTATGCCAACGTACAATACAGGACAGCGCATCTTCCGTGATTTCGAGAACATCTTCCGAACGATGACAGGCGTATACATCAACAAGTCAGAGCGACTCATTCAATTTCCATCAGGTGGCTTCTTGTCTGTGAAGAGCGCAGATTCCGAGTTGCGTGGTCAAGGTCTGGATCATGCGATATTCGATGAGTGCGCCTTCATTGATGGTAATGTATTTCCATTCATCATCCGTCCGATGTTGCTGGAATCGAAGGGCTCGGCTGACTTCTTGTCATCAACCAACGGACGCAATTGGTTCTTCGAGTTATATCAGAATGGACTTGACCCAGAGCAACCGAACTGGAAGGCATGGCACTTCACAAGTTACGACAATCCGATGATTGACCATGATGAGCTAGAAGACATCAAGCGCAATACACCAGAGCGTGTGTTCCGTCAGGAGTACATGGCAGAGTTCCTTGATGATGGCGGTGCGGTGTTCCGTAACCTGCGCGCGTGCATCCAACCTGCTCCAGAGAATGCCAAGCGCGTCGCCTTCGGAGTGGACTGGGGGCGTGCGAATGATTACACCGTTGTCGTGGCAATTGATGTGGACACTGGGCACGTGATTGAGATGGATAGATTCAATCAGATAGACTGGACATTGCAACGTGGACGCTTGAACGCGATGTACCAGCGATTGAAGCCATTCACAATCTTAGCCGAGCAGAACAGCATTGGCGACCCGAACATTGAGGAGCTTCGCAAGATGGGCTTACCTGTGAAGCCATTCAAGACAACAGCGCAGAGCAAGCAAGAGATTATCAATAGCTTGGCGTTGGCATTTGAGCAGGAAAGTATCGGCATTCCTGATAATCAGATATTATTGAATGAGTTGCAAGCATTCAGCATTGAGCGGTTGCCATCTGGTAATTATCGCTATACAGCACCGAATGGCATGCACGATGATACAGTCATTGCATTGGCATTGGCTAATAAGGCACGAACGATTCCAGCGAGGGTATTTATTTGATGACTGATATTAAGATGACAACCGTGAACGGCGTGAAGTCTATTCCGATTCGTAACATGCCACCAGAGGCATGGACAAGCGTGTTCGGTGATCCAACCGATGGCAACGTCTATGATTTAGCCAAGCATGTACCGTGGCTATATCGTGGCATCAACGTGATTGCCGAGGCGATCGTCAACCTGCCACGCGATGATGATGCGTTGGAATATGCGAATGTGAAGATTGACTTCGCAACCATCCTCAATGAGCTTGTAGGTGATTACTTGCTTGCTGGTGCGATGTTCGCATGTATGGAAGAGAATGCGATGGGTGGCAATGGTACCATGAGACGCTTCCATCCGAAGACAATCAAGCTGATTACAGATGCGACTGAAGGGCTTGTCGGATTCGAGCGTAACCTGCGCGATAATCAGAAATACTTCTATGAGGTTGGCGAACTGGCACACGCATGGATACCATCACGCACGTCAGAGATTGCCATAGGTGATGCGCCAGCGACTGCTGCAATCCGTGCCAGTGGCTTGCTGTCATCCATCGATGAACACGCTGTCAAGTACTTCGAAGCAGGCGCAATCAATCCAACCATCGCCAAGATTGAAGACTTCCAAGCGTATCCAGAATCAGAGCAGGAACGCACCAAGAGCATACTAGACAGACTGTTCGGGCGTGGTAACAAGACAGCGCACCGTGTCGCTCCTGTGGGTACGAACATTGAGTTCGAGACAATCGGCTCACCGATGTCAGAGTTGGCAGTGCCAGAGCTAACAACAGCGAAGCGCGAGGACATCAGCACGGCACTTGGTATTCCACAGTCACTGCTATTCAGCAATGCCACGAACTTCGCAACAGCACAGCAGGACAATCGCCACTTCTACGAGAAGACAATCATACCGTTGGCACGCAAGATTGAATCCATGTTCAATCGGTACTTCGACCACTACGGCATTGATGCTGAGCTCATCTTCAGAGAGCAACAGTTGGAAATATTCCAGACAGACGAGGCGATGCGTAGTGGTTCACTGTTGAATCTTGTGAATGTTGGCATGCCGTTGACGCTGGCAATGGAAGTGCTTGGCTACGACCTGACAGACGACCAGTGGGAGCGTCTAGGTGTCAACATGGATGACGACATGGAAGAGCCTGATGAGATGGAGATTGAAGAGCCAGAGATACCAGAAGCTCAGCTTGTCGATGATGATGAGATGGATGAGATAGAACTTGATGGCTACAAGCCAGACGATGAACGCAAGGACATCAAGCCGATACCTGCGCAGTATCGTCACATTGACTTCTATCCGAACGAGACCATGCGAGACAATGCGCGTCGTGGGCTTGAACTGCGTGAAGAGTTCGGACGTGGTGGCACACGTGTCGGCTTGGCGCGTGGACGACAGATTGCAGGTGTACGTGAGATTCTACCACCAGACGTATTGAGCATGTACAGCTACTTCAGACGGCATGAGGTTGACAAGCGCGATGGTTGGGGCGACCCATCGAATCCAAGCAATGGATACATCGCATGGATGCTGTGGGGTGGTGATGCTGGGTACACATGGGCGACAGCACGCCGTGAGCAGATGTTGACAGCCGATGAAGCAGAGAAGAGCGTGTCAGACTTATTCAGCAGTCATCTGGACAAGTGGCGACGCAAGGCAAGCAAGGCGTACAAGTCGAAGGGCTCTGCGAACGTGGACTTCGAATCTGATTACATTCCAGTGGTGCTTCATTCTGCCATCACAGCACAGTTAGAAGACGCGCAATCACGCGATGAGATTGACATGATATTTGATGGCGCAATTGATATACACAAGCACAACCATGAGAGGACAGCAGATGCCTATTAGTGATGAGAGACGACGCGAGCTAGAATCTGCGCTGGCACGCGATGTCGCACAGTTCAATAGTCGCACACGCCGTCGCATCCTTGAGCTCATTGGCGACCCACCGAATCTGGACAACCTGACACCAGAGGTCTACCGTGAGATTGCGACAGAATTGCAACAGGTACTCCAGACACCACTGGAACGCACATTCATTGAAGCGTCAGGCGCGATGATGGCGAGTAGTGGCTTCACAGGCGTGTCAGTGGATGTTATCAATCAAGGTGCTGTTGAGTGGGCGCGTAACTATGTGCCACGCATTGCTGGTGACATGGTGGACTATCGCCGTGAAGTTGTACAGAAGGACATTGTACGCTTCTTCGAAGGTGAGATTGACAGAGCAGGACTGACAGAGCGCGTCGGTAGATTGTACAGTCCAGCGAAGGCAGAGCAGATCGCAGTCACAGAGACGACACGTGCTGCGAATGAAGGACAGAAGCCTGTTATTGATGAGCTGTCATCACAAGGCGTGACGATGCGTGGTGTATGGCAGACTGGACGCGATGAACTTGTCTGTCCGATATGCGCACCACTGGATGGCAAGCGGTCGGAGACGACTGGCTCGAATGTGCGCTTCGATGGCATGGGCTTACCACCTGCGCACGTGAATTGCAGATGTGTTGTATCATTTGAGTACGATGAGCCGATAGAAGGTGCATAATGCAAATTGACATCCGTATCACAGGCATTCCACGTGTCAACAACCTGTTGCAACGTGCCAAGCAGATGGAAGGCTTGAAGCGTGGTATCACAGCAAGTGCCACTGACTTGATTGCGAAGGTGCGAGAGTATCCTCGCCAGCTACCCGGAACGACATACAAGCGTACCAACGACTTGAAGAAGAAGTGGGCGTTCAAGTTGCGCTCGGGTGGATTCGTGGCAGAGCTTGGCAACAACGTCGGATATATGGAATACGTACAAGGTGACAAGCGTAATCGTTACTTCCGACGTGTATGGCGCATGCACAGCGTCAATTATGTTGTGCGCAAGAATGAACAGCGCATCACTGGTATTGTCCGTAATGAGATTAGAAAGAGCTTACGATGAATGAGAACCAACTGATTCATCTTGGTAGCAATGTCAAGATGACTGAGAACAATGAAGTGTCAGGTTACTTGGTGCTGTACGGGTCACCTGATGAAGCCGATTTCGATGGCGACTATTTCACTAACAAGACCGATTTCGACTTGGTTGAAGGCAAGGGTACAGCGACAATGTACTTCAATCATGGCTTCGATCCTGTGCTGAAGACACACAAGCTGAATCGTGGCATCAAGGCAGAGATTGGTCAAGACGACATGGGCGTGTGGATTCGTGGCAAGCTTGACGAAGCCGATGCTTATGATAAGATGGTTATAGAACTGATTAAGGCACGACAGAAGGAAGGCAAGAGCCTCGGTTGGTCAAGTGGTGTACCATCGCACTTAGTAGAGCGCGAGAAGACAGGCAATGCGTACCATGTGAAGACGT